TCTTTAATCTGCACATCGCAGGTCACAGTCCAGTTGATGAACTCGTACTTGTTGGGGTCAACGAACCATCGTCGGCGCAGTTCCTCCGCCAACAACTTGGCGACCTTCTCCTCATCGACCTTGCCCGTTGAGTCCACAGCATCCGCCAACTCCACGCTGACTTTGTTCGGAGCCGGGTCGTCGTCGTCCACCATGTACTCGTCCGGGTCTTCGTACCATGTCGTCCAGTAACTGTCGCCCTCGCCGTCGGCGTACAACTCCTCCCACTCCTTCGGCGTGATTTCCTTATACAGGCAGACCTCGGAGCAGTAGTACTCGCCGCACTCGATGTAATACCCCTCATTCATCCCCGCGCCGCACTTGTCGCACTCACGGGCGTATTTCTTATAAGCCATAGCGACTTTCTCCTTTCTAGTGCGGGCCCGACATAGGCCCGACGTCGCAATACTCTCACGAAATAAAAAGCGCGTGCAAGTCCCCCCGCCTATTGTCTGTCTGGCCGCAGGATGCGCCCCCGCACCACGAGTGTCTGATGATCTAGCTCGAACACGTCGCCGGCCGTGTCGACTCCGACAAAAAGCACGTGCTCCTCGTTTTCCAAGCTCTCCCGCTGCCTTTCCATGTACTCGGGAAGCTCTTCGGGCGCGACGGCCGCATTCCTCGAGTACGCCTCGAGGCAATCGTCTATGTATTGCAAACGCTCGGTCTCGGCCTCTTCCCGGGTGTCAAAAAGCAGCGGCTCGGCATCTTCTGGCGTGCTGCCTTCGAGCGGAACGTAAAGGCCGCACATGGTGCCCGTGATGGTGGCCCAGCCGGTTTTCACAATCTTAATGGACATGGCTTCTTTCTCCTTTCTGTTATGGCCTAGCGGCCCCTTCGGTGCAGTATCGATTGCCAAAGCATGAAAAGTACGAAACGCACAATGTTCTTTTTTGGCGGCGGTTCATCCGGTAACTTCAACGGCCCCGGTGGGAACGGTTTTCTTTTCATTCAGGCTCCCCCCAATGCCGCAGTAATCGCGCCAGCGAGCAGCGCCTCCACACGGTTGGCGGCGAATTCGTCCGCGTCCGGGTCGGTAAGCAGCGCATGAGCGGCCTGTGCTGCGGCAAGTAATGCGGGCGCCGATGCGATTAGATCGCCGTTCCACATATCGCGGCGCGGGGTCAACATGCAGATGGCCTTGTCGGCGGTATCCACAACCTTAACGCTCGCACCATTGCTGCCCACTCTCCACGGGCCGGGCGTGTGCTGTGTCATAGGGTTCCCTCAACCTTGCGAAGCACTCGCTCGAGCTCCGAGCAAACCTCGTAACTATCCCCCGCACCCGGAACCTTAAACCGGGGCGCGACATTGAGTGCGCGCAAGGCAAGCTGCACGGCACCCAGCAGCTCGGGAGCTGCCGCCAGCAAATAAGCATTTGCCTCTGCCATATCAGCACTCCAGTCTTCGCCGTTAACCATTGCGATGCGCCCATCGGCACACACAACATCAAAATCTGTTGTGGCCGATCCATCGACGCTCCAAGGGCCCAAGGTATGCTCTTCCATTGTCGTCTCCTTTCTAACTTTCTACGCTGGAACATCCCAGCCCCGCGAATCTATACCAACGGCTCACGCCTCCGCAAGGGTGTACATCAGCATGTTCCACGGGACCGCACCGTAGTGATAGCCCACAACGGGGTCCGTATCGATGCCGGACTTCGCGAGCTCGAACACTTGCTTTCCAGAAAACAGCAAGAGCTGCCCCTCCCTCGAGGCCACCTTACCGGGAGGCACGTACAGGACCAGAATGAACGTCCGCACCCCCAGCTCCGCGTGCCGGGCGTGAAAGGCAATCTGGTGCGGCGATAAGGCCACCTTGCGCCCGCGTTTCACCACCTTCAGCTCGACCGGGACAAACTCCCCCGTCTGCTTCAACGCGATGAAGCAGTCCGGGATGCCCAGATTTACCCGCGACTCAATCCGGGTAATAAGGCAGTTTGGGAGGTTTTCCTTTAGCCTTTGGTACAGGCTTGTTTCGGGCTTTGACGGCATCCACAGGCTCCTCGGAGGGCTCCGGTTCGGGGGGTTCCAACTGGATCGGCTCCTCGAGGCTTTCCTCCACCTGCTGCGGCGTGACATCGATGATGGGGCTGCCGTTGCCGTAGAGCTTCTTGATTTCCTCGAGCTTGCGCATGACCTCCTCCTTACTCATGGAGTCAATCGTGCCGTGCCGAATCTCCTTGCGGTCGATGTAAATCGTCCCAAGGGCCTGCCCTCGACGATACTCGGCCTGTACGGCGGCCCCGTAGGCCCCCGCGGACAGCGCTTGGTCCCGGATGACCTGAAGGTCCCGCATGTGCCGCTCGTAGGTCGTGCCGTACTTCTCGGCCATCTCCGCCCGGACCTTCTGGATGGCCGCGACGATGTGCGGGTTGACATCCGGGTTGGTCAGGTCCTCAGCCCTACGCTTGGCGTTCTTCTCGGGCCACCCTGCACGAACCACGGCCTCCTGCAACGTCACATGGCCGTCCCCCGACACAAACTCGTGGACGAACTTCCATTCCTGCGTCGTGAGCTCGCGGCTCTTATGGGGCTTTACGGGCCGTGCCAGCTTCTCCAGCGTCTGGGGCTGGATACCCCTGCCCATCTTCTTGCTGAACTCCTTGTCGGCCTTGCTGCGCAGTTTCACGCGACCCTCCAGACCCGCCAGCCGTCCTCGACCTTCCGGCACGAGAACTTCGTCCCGTGGCGCTTGGAGAACATCCACGCGGCGCTCCGGGCGTTCTTGGCCGACTCGGCATCGGCTAACAGGAAACTGTCCCCTACGGCCATGACAGGGAATGGGTACTTCTCCCGCTGGGCTTCTGGGGGAATGGGTACGCCTAAATCAACTCTTAACATGCCACCAGTATATACAGGGCAACTCTGGGCCGTCTAGGGGCCTTTGAGGCCGTTTTAGTATAGGTTTTCCCAAGAATATAAGCGTTAGAAGCAACAAACCTTTGAAATCGGCTATACCCCAGAGAAATTACACCTCACACTACTCAAAACATACCGTAAGTAGACTTAACCTATTGTTTCTATTCACTTATTACACCATTACATTACATTTGATATAAATGTTGCGTCTAGGAGCAACATTTCTCTGGAAAGGCTCTACTAACGGCCCTCCAACGCAATCCCCGGGCCGTGGTCCGTGATCCTGTCTCCTTTCAACAACAAAACCGACCCAAAACCCGTTAAAGCGCAACATCCCACCGCTCTCCACGCCTTCTGGCCCGTGGTCCACGGTCCACGGTCCACGGTCCCTCTTCCCTTGCTTCCCCGCCTTTTTGCCCCCCATAATGCGCAAAGCCCCGGTGTTACTAGCACCGGGGCCTCACTTCCCAACCGTTGTAGGAGCAACGTATGAGCAGACCCGATGATAACACCCTAGAGACCATCCGCGCCCTGTTGGAATACCAGGACGTTGGCAATGGCGTATTGATGTGGAAGATCGGTCCCAAGAAAGGAGAGTTGGCGGGATCGTACGTCGGCCCGAACAAGGAAGAGCTTCGGGTACGGATTAACGGTCAGTCTCTGTTAGGCGCCAAGATCGCGTGGTTCTTGGTCTTTGGTTTTTGGTCCGAGTACCGTTTTCGGTATATCAATCAAGACAAGACAGACATTCGGCCCGAGAACATCGAAGAGACGACGCGCCGGGACGGTCCGGGGCGATAAAAACCCCCGGGTCTTTCGACCCGGGGTCCGCGGCAGGTGATGGCTTGGGGTCTGGAGAAGCGCCGCGGGAAACCTGAGCTTTACTGGACGCCGGCGCCCATGGCCTTCTTGAAGTCCCCTTCGAGCATACGGGCGGCCGTGCGGCCGGTCATGATTTCGCCGAATTCGATTTCGGAGATATCGACCTCGAGGGGGCCTGGGACGAGTCCAGGAACAACGACCACGGGCCCGACGAGCCCGTAGCGTGTGCCGTTGATCGTGAGGGTGATCATCTGCACGAGTGGGGCGCGGTCCGGTTCCTCGAGGCTTAGGTCGTCCATGTGGTTCATTCCCTGATGTTGCGCTTAGAGTCGAGCCAATGCAAATCGAGCAGCAGTCGCTCGATGTGCGAGGACAGCCCGTCGCGTTCCTGTTTGAGCCCTTTGACTTCCTCTGCGAGGGACTCGAGGAGGACGTTTTGGACTTCGATGCGTCGGCGCAGGGCGAAGACATACTCCCGGAGCTGGAGGTCGTGGATCGAGATGGGCGGGTCGTCGGTCGAGTTGATCGCGGGGACTAGCATGTTGCGGTCTCCCTCTCGTAGTAGCCTTCTTGGTTCAGGATGGCGCGTACCATGCTCTCAGCGGCGAGGGCGTCCTCGACCAGAGGACGCAGGGCCTTGGTCCGTGGCTCGTGGTTATAGCCTCCTGTGAGCTCGAGGGTGAGCCCTTGGAGGGCCATGTTGGCCTCGTGGAGGGCGAGGAGGGTGTCTTTGCGGTTCATCGTGGGGTCCCCCGCAGCCGGTCGGAGATGAGCTTGGCGTAGCCGGCGATATCGTCCCAGTTGTCGACCTTGTCGGGGTTGCCGTTGACGATACGGGACATCTTGCTGGCGATCATCTCGAGGGCTTCCCATTGGTCGTCGGCGAAGGTGCGGCCGTGGTCTGAGGCGTGGTCGGCCATGGCGCGTTTGAGGGCTTGGGCGAGGCGGGAGTTATCGGCGAAGGTGCCGTAGTCCGTGGCCCGTGAGTCGAGGATATCGTCGATGGGGTCTTTGTCCGTTGTCTTGAGGTCATCGAAGAGTGCTGTGGTCTCCTCGTTGCTGAGGAGGGCGGCGTTCCACTCGCGCGCGTCGGCCTCGGACTTCCCTGCGGCCTTCTCGCGAAGCTTGTAGGCGTAGGGGATGGAGATCCCGAAACGCTTGGCGACGCCGCTGACCTTGGCGCCGGGGCTGTCGTGGAACCAGTTGATGGCGCGTTGGGCGGCATCGGACTTCTTCAGTTTCTTACCGGATTTCATTGGGCACTTCCTTCTGTTGGTAAAGATAGGCGACACAAGAGGGCGGCAAAGCCGCTTCGCCTGAGTCGTAGGCACAGGCCGCGGCGATCGGGTCGGAGGCGCTGTTGATGTACTCTGTTCTCAGATGCAAGTCGTACGCGCAGTACGCAAAAACACTGAGAAGAATAGAGCCAAGCACGCCGCAGACAGCAGCAAAAAACTTTATATCACTTTCCATTTCAATCTCCTTTCTAGGCTTTCTAACGATTAAAAGTAGTCTCTTCCGCCCCTCGAGCATCTCCAGTTTGGCCTAGGGAGATGCGGGTCGATGGGCCTGCGTTTATTGCGCAGGAACCAAGTTATACCCACAAAGACGGATAAAAACAAGAGTAGACCCAGTCCAGACATAAGTATCTCCTTCGTCATTTCTTCTTTCTCGCGGCCTTTATACCCCGCCTTTCCTCGAAGTGCAAGATGCGGTGGCAGTTGGCGCAGAGGGGGATGCACTTCTCCTCCGCCTCCTTGATGGCCTCCTTGAGGTTGTTATGTTTGACAATAAGCTCATTCACCGAGCGTTTGTTGTGGCGGATCACGTGGTGAAAGTCGATGACCGCGGGGTGGGAAAACCCGCAGTGGAAGCAGAATTGCTTGGAGCGGTAGTCGAGCCAGGCCTTCTTGGTAGCGGTGCGGCGCGCGCTCGACTGATCGATGACGTGCTGGGTGTTCTTCAAATACCAGCGACGCGAGTACTCGCGTTGCCGTTTGCGTCGGACGTTGGCGTCCTTGAACGGCACTAGAGCCGTCGTTTCCAGTAGAGGGCTCGTGCAAAGGAGTAGGGGATGGCGGGCTCGTAGAGCCGGAAGCCACAGGTGATGAGATTGTTGGCGCTTGATGCGTTATCCGTGGTGTCTGAAACCGCCCAGTTGTACCCCTGACGCTTGGCCCAGAGCAGCCGCGCGCGGATGAGCCGGCGTTGGATGCCTCCGCCCCGGGCGAGCGGTGTGACACCGCAGCGCCCGAGGTAGACCCCGTCAGGGATTTGTTGGGAAGGAGACAGACACGCGAATGCGACCGGCGTGCGCCGGTGGTAAGCGATCCACCAGACCCCTTCTTCCGGGAAGTACAAAGCATCGTGCGGCAGACAAGCCCGTTGCAGCTCGATAAGTGTCTCTTCGACTTCCGGGTTAGAAGGATCGACCTTTTCACAGACGACCTTCATAGGGCGTCAGTGTACGGAAGATCCCTGTCATTTCAATGTCGTGCCGTAGTATTTTAGGATTGTTTCAAGGCAGAACAGGTGGCCCTCGAGGGTCTTGATATCCAGGTCGCGATCGGTGTCGAAGATGGCGGAGCCTTTGCCGGCTTTGCGTGCCGCGAGGTCCGTGGTCATTGAGCCGTAGGTCGCGGTCAGTTCCTGGACGACGAGCTGTTCGATGAGATCGAGGGGCAGATCGAGCGTCACGGACGCGGGCTTGGACTTAGGGGGTTTGGTCAGGAACTTCCTGGCGCCCTTGTTGCCGAGGGTGCGTTTTAGGACGGCGTTACGGGTCATGGCTGCTCTCCTATGACGAACACTGGGGTGTAGTCCCCGACGTAAGAGCCGATGACGTTGTAGTGCATGTGTTCAACGGCGTCTTCTTCGGTCATCTCGTCGCGTGTTATCAGTATCTCTACGCACTTGTTGTAGTCGTACACGGCGATCAGTTTGGTGTGCTGCCACCCAAGCCCGATCAATGCGTCCTCAAAGCCGTCAGCGTACAGCGTGTTCGGGTCAAGTGGTTCTTCGGTCATTTGCTCCCCCTCGCACGGATGGCGGCGTTAAGACTAGACACTCGTTTTGCAGCGGCATCTCGCACTTTATCAGCCTCGTATGCGTCCTTCCACGCTTTATCTGCTGCTGCGAATGCAGCACTCCAATCCGTATACGCCTTTTGCAACTCAACTTGTTCAGCACACCACCTACAAGTAAATCCTGTGCGTGTAGTGAATGCGGATGCGGAGTAAGTCTGGCGGCATTTTTTGCAAGTTCTTTTTTGCTTGGACGATTTCATGCATCCCCCCTCTCTTCAATCAAGTGAACGATGTGGTCGCATGCAGTTGCCGCGCACGGTGCGTAATTTTTGCCCAACAGTTTGTAAAACTCCCCGTTCACTTTGTACCGTGCAGCATGCTCCTGCGCCAGTTTCTTGCACGCCTCCCGCTCGGCTGCTGCGACAAGGGCGGCGAAGCGTTGGTCACGAACTTCCAACCATCCGGGGTGATATTCGCCTTTTTCGTAGATGGTATCGGCGTAATCTTCGGCCTCCCGCGCCCATCGGATAATGTCCTCGCGGTTCATCGCGGTACCTCCTGTAAGAGTTCTCTGATAACTTCATCGACGCGGTTGACCTTCCACGGGTCTTGAGGCGGGTCGCTCATCAGCATCCTGCCGTGCGAATTCAACGCCAACTTCAACGCCTCCCGCAGCCGCTCGTTCTCCCGCCGCAGGGCTTCGGCATCGTCCGGCTCCGCAAGCGCGGCGTCAACAGTCAAGGATTCCTTGACGGTTGGCTCCGGCTCCGGAGCCGCGAGCGCGGCGTAGAGGGCGGCGTAGAAATTGCCGATGTGTTCGCCGC